CGGCCGCCGATGTGATCGACGAGCTCGGCCGCGATGTAGGTCTGCCCGTCGAGCCGGACACCCTTCTTGCTCACGGTGCGGTGGCCCGCCATCTCGGCCAGCAGCATGTCGAGGGCGCGCTCATCGCCGATCCGGCGCACGGGCGCCGGCCATGCAGCGGCCACCGCGAAAGGCGTCTGCCCGCCCAGGCCGCCATGGGCCTCGCGCGAATAGACGGCGTCCTCCCACTGATCGAGGAGCTGCTGTAGCTCGCTCGAGCTGAGCGCGACCTCGATGGGCTCGCCCTTCTGGATGCGGTCTGCCATCTTCGTGCGCTCACGGATGGCCTGACGCTCCGCCACGTTGTGGCCGCAGAAGCCGGGAAGCAGCTCGAGCAGGCCGTGGCTCATCGTGCGGAACGCGCGCTCGATGTGGGGCTTGGCCTCGGGCGTGAACGGCGGGCAGGTCTCGTGCTCGATGTCGAGCCCGCGCACGACGAGCCCGATCTGGTCGGAGACATAGTCCGAGCCATTGTCGGTCTTGATGGCCTCGGGCACGCCCCAGCTCAGCATCGCCTTGCGCAGCACCGCGCAGACAGCCGTGGCCTTCGAGGTCTTCGAGACCACGAGCTTGAGCCGCCGCGAGTACACGTCGATGACGCCAAGCACGGTGTGGCGGCCGTCTGTGAGCATCCAGTCGCCGGGCGTCGAGTCGAGCTCCCAGAGCTGATTGAGCCGCGTGACGTGCTCCGATGCCGACCCGAACGCCGCCTTGTATGTGCCCTTCCAGGCATCGGGGTTCGTGAGGTGGGCCCATATCTGATGATGGCGTCCCTGCCAGGTGCGCATCCATCGCTGGAGGCTCCGCACACTCACCCGCTCGGCGAGCTCCGGCTTGCTCGCCTCGAGCACTTCCATCACGCGCTTGCCGGTGATGTGCGGGTGCTCCGCCATGAGCCCCAGCACGAACCGCCGCAGCTCGGCGTCCGTGTCGAAGGCGCCTTGGCCCTCTCGGTTGCCGTACCCCACCGCGAGGCCGGCAATGCCGTGCTCTCGGTAGGTCTGCCACCAGCGGTGCAGCGTTCGGGCGCTGAGCGTGAGTGAGCCCTGGCGCACTGGAAGGTGGGCTCGAACGTGATCCGGCACCGGCACCTCGCACATCGCGAGCGCCCTGCAGAACGACTCCGCGGCGGCGGCCGATGGCAGGCCATGCGCCTGGCCGAACTGGCGCCACGCCCGCAAGCACCACTCCCGGGCGCGCGCGCGATCTCGTTGCGCCGGCGGGAGGCGGTTGAAGGCGGCGAGCGCTTCGAGGGCTCGGTCGCGAGGGGGCGCTGTGTCGGGTGCCTCGATGGGCTCGGTCTGCCGGGCGGTGTCGACGCCGGCAGCGCTGGCTGCCACTTCTTCGGGAGCGGGAGGCGCCTCGACCTGTGGCTCCGCATCGGCGGGGGCCGGGGCGCCGACGAGGTGGTTGCGGGCCTGTGGAGGGAGCGAGCCCACATGGAATTCACTGCCTCCACCCCGGCCAGGGCGAGGGCGCGACTTCCAACCCTCCCGCTTCGCGACCCTGCGGATCCCGCGGTCCGTCGTCGGCAGCCCGGGCAGCCCGGTGAGGTCGGTGCTGGCGTACCACTCACGCACCGTCGGCCTCCTTGGGCGTGAACTCCGGGCACGGCCGACGCGACCCCCAGCCGAGCAGCGCACCGAGCTTCACGCTACCGGCCCACTCGCGCTGTAGGCTGGGCGCCTCGCAGTAGAGCGGCGAAGCGATCTGAAAGCGCGCCATGGTCGTGTCGCAGTGCTTGCAGGCCGGGCACTGCTCGGGCCGGAACTTTCGGATGGGGCGGCGACCACTCATGCGCCGCCCTCCGCAACATCCAGCGCTGCGCGCAACAGGCGCTTGCGGCGTCGCAGGGACTCCTCCTCTTTGAGGATCCGGCCCCGCTCGGCCAGCAGACGATCCTCTGCCGAGCCGACCCAGACACCCGCGATGGCCGCGAGCAGGTCGAGCGGCCGGTGGTCCCCGGTGGCCTCGCACAGCGCAGGCAGGTACGCCGCCGGGAAGCGATGCCCCTTCTTCGTCGAGGCCGTCCAGGCGTCGATCTGCGCCCGCGTGATCGGCTCGCCGAGCAGCGCGGCCATGTCAGCGGCGATGCCGTCCCGGGTCTTGTTCGAGCTGCGGATGGCCTCGACGAGCGCCGCGCGCAGGTCGTCGTCGCAGCCCATCGGGTTGGAGGCGCGCCGGGGTTGGCCGGTCGCGCTGCGAGCGAACGCGCCGATGGACTCGAACAGCTCGAGCTGGCTATCGGTGCGTCGCTGCCGGGTCATCGGGTGGCCTCCTCGCCGCCGGCACAACACCGGGCCCGGACCTCGTCCGCACGTTCCAAACGAACGACGAGCGAGGCCCGGGCCTGGTCGGCGAGCCAACACACGGGAGGAGAATCCACCTGTCGGTGGCTGGGGGAGAGGAGGCAGCGCACCGCTATCGCTCCGCAGCCGACTCGCGGCCCCAGGCGAAGGCGATGGCGATGCACACGACGAAGCCGAGGAGGGTGGCGATGACGCGCATCACAGCGACATCGTCCGGCACGCACAGGCAGTCCGTGGCTAGTTGCGCGAACTCCATGGGCTTTCCGCATCCGTTCATCGTGTCCTCTCAGACGTTGAGCTAGCTCCCTGCCCGGTGGCATCATGGCGGGTGCGCGCTTGCCGGGTGTTGGTCGCACGGGTGGCAGGCGCGCTGGGTTCCGCGGGTCCGCTCACCGGGCAGGGGGCATGGTTGTGTTCCATCGCAGACATCTGAAGCAGCGACGCCGCGTAGCGCTCGCGCTCGATGGCTTGCTGGGCCTCGAACTCTCGGAGCTTGGCTTCGACCTGGTCGAGCCAGGCCTCGACTTGTTCGGGCGTGGGGGTTCGCATCGGCGGCGGGCTCGACGGCTCCGCAATCGGGGCGGGCCCGGCCTCAGGTTGCGCCGGGACCAGGAACACCCGGCCGCCGCCGCGCCCGCGGCGGGGACGCGATGGCCAGCCCTCGCGCGTGGCGCGGGCGAGCGTGCCTCGCGCCGTGGAGGGCATGCCCGGCAGCCCGGCGATCTTGGAGGCCGCGAGCCAGCGCGCGCTCATCCCGCCGCCCTCTGCGTGCCGGCGTCACCCTCGTTCGCGCGCGGCCACGGCCGCCCCAGCAGGCGCTCGTACTCGGCGGCGGCGTTCCGCACGGCCTTCGCCGAGAGCAGCGAGCGCAGCAGGGCCTCGACGCGCGGCTCGAAGTCGGGGTGGTCGAAGCGAACGTTCACGCCGAGGGTGCCGCACGTCGCGACCTCGACGCGCTCGTTGGGAATCTCGCCGGTCATCGCGCGGCGCACGGTTCGGACGTGCACGCCGGCCATGTCGGCGATGTCGGGCTGCATGGTGCCGAGCTCGTGGAGCGCAGCGCAGATGAGCTGCGAGCGGTACGTGCCGCGCATGGCGGTCCTCCGGGGGGCTGGGTCGGGCTGCGTCGGCTTGCTTGCAGCGGGCGTCTGCGCCGGTCGCTGGCGCAGGCGGTGGGGCTGGAAGCTGTTGTGGGGCCTGGTCATTGCGCCGCCCGAGGCAGTGGGTTCACGGGCCATTGTGCCCTATAGGGCGCGAAGGTCAAGCCGGTCGTGACTGATTTGACACACGTCGCGGACCGGATCCGCCTTCTCCAGGGCGCACTACCCCTGCGCGCCTTCGCCGCTGAGGTCGGTGTCCCCTTTGGCGTGCTCGGCAAGTACTTGAGAGGTGAGGTGACGCCAGGGCTGGCCGCGGTAGTGGCGATCTGCGCCCCGACGGGCACGTCAGTGCACTGGTTGGCGACGGGTGAGGGGCCAAGGTTCGCCGCAGACATGCCGCCAGGGGTTGCCGGCCTCAAGGCCGACGAGACCTATGTGGCGGAGCTCGCTGTGAGGCTCTACCAAGCGCTAGACGCAGAGGAGCGAGAGCGCCTGGTGGGCTTCCTTGAGGGCCGGGCGTTCGGTGAAGGCATCGCGCTCCCCGAAAAAAAACGAAGCACTACAGAAGAGGATGGCGGATCTCGGCCTAAGGCTGCTCGAGGGCGCAAGTGAGCGCCCGCAGGAGCCGAATGGTCCGCGCAGGTAGACCCGCCATCACCGCGCCATCGGTAGGGGGAAGGTTCTAACGCTCCGCGCAGCGGTCGGGGGGTCCGGCAGCTCGGGTGGGGTTACTGGGTAGGCAAGGGTGAGCCATGGGCGACGAAGCCGCTGAGCTGCGTGTCGATTTCAATCCGCTGAGGATTCCGCTCGAACGCCCCCCCGAGGTGGACGGGATCGGCGGCGTCGAGCTCGTCTACAAGCTCCAGATCGGGGGCGAACGCCAGCACATCGAGCTCTGGCACGACTTCAAGCTCGTCGGCACCGCCAGGGCCGGCGGGGTGCAGATTGTGGTCGGAGAGCTCGAGACGAAGTTCATGCGGTCGGTCAATGCGGTCATGACGGGCAACTTCGCTGACACTGAAGACGGGTCGCTCGAGATCGACAAGCTCTGGGTCGACCGTCGATATCGGGGCCGCGGGGTCGGCTCCTACTTGCTCGGCGTCGCACTCTCCACCGCCAAGGCCAGGGGATATCCAAGGGTGGTGGCGGTGCCCAACGTGTTCGATGGCGGGGACCCCGAGCGGCTCCAGCGATTCTGGACGACTCGCGGCTTCAGCTCTGGTCTTTGCAGGGGCGTGCCATGCATGTCCTTTTCGCACCCCGGGGCGCAGCAGTAGAGATCCGCACGCGAGTGCTCGCTCGCTTCACGCTCCGCGCGGCGGTCTGGGGGGGCGGTAGCTCGGGCGAGGTTGCGTGCTGGGAGGGGTCATGGTGCGCAAACGCCGCTCAGTTTCGCTCTGCAAGCGCTGGTGGTTTGTCCTCTTCGTGTTCTCCGCCATGTGCGCGCCGCGGGGCCCAGATAGCGAGAAGGAGAACAAGGGCGACAAGCCCGAGCCCTCGGCAGCTCCGGCGCCCTCACCGGCGCATGAGCCCGAGCCGGCCGTCGTGGAGCAGGCGTTGGTTCCGGCGCCACAGCCCGCGCCGCCCCCGGCCGAACCAAGGTCGCTGAGTCGGCCGGCGTCTGCCGAGTCGCCCGCGGCGCAGAAGGCCGTTCCGACGCCAGCGCCGAAGCGGGTCGAACGCCGCTGGAACCCCGCTCCCGCGCCAGCGCCAAGCTCCAGGGGCTCATGCTGCAAGACGTGTCGGAAGGGCAAGGCGTGCGGAGATGGGTGCATCGCGGCGCACAAGGTGTGCAACAAGCCGCCGGGGTGCGCCTGCGACGGATGAGCGATTTGGAAGGGGAGAGTTAGGGCTCTGCGCGGCGGTCGGGGGGGGGCGGCAGCTGGACTGGGGCGATTTTGAGAGTGGAGGTGGTGCAGTGTCGAACAAGTCCACAGCGCCGAAGCACGACTTGCGTTGGCACCGCGACATGTTGGTCGGTGCGCATCGTGAAGCACAGGCAGGGTACGACAAGCTGTGCATTTCGCTGTCAACGGGATCGCTCGGGTTGTCAATCGCCTACTGGGAGAAAATCGCTGGCACCACTACCCCGGACTGGACGCTTTTGGTCCCGCTTGCCTGGGTGTGCTGGTTGGTATCTGCGCTGGCGGTCTTGGTTGGCTACTACACTTCGGTGAAGCACCTGTCAGAGCTAATCAAGTGGACAGACGAGAGGATCATCAGCGCTCCAGCCAAGGCAGCAGCGTCGGAGAACGTGGAATCTGCTGAGGAAGGAGTGGCTCCGCACAAGAGTCGCTCGGCATGCATTGTGGAGTGGGCAAATGGGGCCGCAGGCTTCTTGTTCGCTCTCGGGGCCGTGTTTATAGTGGTTTTCGCCTGGGTCAACATGAGCATCAGCTAAGATGGAGGAAAGCGATGAGCGGCCAAGACAACGGCAGATGTCCGCCCCCTTCGGGACGGACCGCTGAGTTGCAGAAGGGGTGGGTCGTGGACTTCGGACCACCGCCCGATCCGGCGGGCTGGGAAGAGCCTGGTGCGGCGACGGAGTTGGCTGAGAACGCGAGGTCGCAACCTGGTGAAACATTGAGTCCACAAGACGTGGGAGGCGCCCGGCGAGCCGAACTGCCCGACGCAGATGTTGGGGGTGGTAATGAGTAGTGGCAACGAGCGCAAGCCACCTCCCAACCCGACACCGCCACAGGCGCCGAGCAGAGAGAGAACTGGCTGGCTGCCTCCGCCGCCGCCACCCGGGTCGGCACCGACCCCGAAGAAGGCGACGCCCCAGCCACCACCTTCCTCGCCGAAGAAGGGGTGACAGACCCTCCATCACCGGCCCAACTCCGCGACGTGGAGCGCTCTAGGCAATATCGGCCAGCAATCGAGCGATTGAACACAGCCTCGCCTCCTCAATCTGACACAATTCTACTGCGAGAGGAGCCCCGGCCTGGGCGTGCGCACACTCGACACGCGAGGGATCTGTGGGATGGCGGCAGATCTGACCGCCTGGGCGGGATCACGGATTGGGCCGCATGTCAATGAATCTGAGGAAACTTTAGGTGAGCACAGGTCAGTGTTAGGACCTCGGGAGGATCTCCAGGGCCTTGAGCTCGACCGTGTCGTCATCGAACGTGTAGAGAACGCGCAGGCTAGGTGCGCGGGCGAATGCGCGCGACTTCGCAACCCACCAAGGCGCATCATGGAGCTTGACGGCCCCAAGACCTGGATCCCGCGCAAGACGCCACTGGAGCCCCAGGTATGCGTGTTTCGCATCCTGGTCAGCGGCATCGATGGTCGCGCTTACGGCCTGAGACTCAATGATGGTCCGGTATGTAGGGCTATGCGCTCGCGGCATCCAGTTCCCCCCAGGCCCAGCTGATGTCCTCCTCGTCGATCTCGCCCAGTTCGCTCGCGAAGATCGTGAAAAGCGGGATCTCCTCGCCGATCTCAGCCATCTGCCAAATCTCGTCGTGCGTCTTCTCGCTGATGGAGGCCGCGGTGTGGTTCATGCAGATGTCATCAATCTGCTCGGTGACGAGTTCGATCTCCTCCGGCGTGAACAAGCTGAGATCCGCCTTCCGCATCGTGATGTACTCGTCCTTGTCGAAGGCGAAGGTCGGCACCTTCCGCACGACGAGGGCGCCATCGCTCACCAACTCATCCCGGATCGGAACGATCTGGTGAGGTGTCGGGCCGAACTGGCGCTTCACGTACCGATCCCCGGTGATGGACCTGCCCCAGTGCGCGAATGCATACATGTCCGAGTAGTACAAGATCTTGTTCAGCTTGATGGCTCCGAGCAAGCGTCGCGGAGCCTTCTCGCAGATGAAGAGCACCAGGTTCTTCATCTTCTCCTTGTTGAACTCCATGTGTCCTCCTGTGGCCTGCAACTTGAACGCAAACGGATGTTCAGTACATCACTAGCAGACACTCTGAAAAATAGGCTTCAACGGCTCGATCCGCAACTGTCAAGATCGAAAATTGTCGCATGCACTCGAAGCGATGATGAAACTTCTCAGCATACCTCAGCGACGGTTCGCCGAGAAGCCGGCTTTCGTGAGAGGGTCAGGTGTGCTGCTCTGCATCGCCGATCTTGGCTGAGCGCAAATGTCGCCCTGGTGTTAGTCCGCGCATTGGGGACCCTCGCCGACATGCCCACCCCCACCCAAGCCTGGCGCTGGCTCCTCTGGTACGCCTGGAGGCGCCCCGCGCTCTGCCTGCTCCTGCTCTACCGCAACTGGCAGTTCAGCCGCTCGATGCGGCGGCTGCTGATCCAGCTCGAGCGCTCCGAGCGGCGCGCTCCCTGACCGATGTCGCCCTGCCGCGCGTGGTCTGCTCGCTGGCACGGTGGCGGCCATGGACTATGACGCCTTGCGGTTCTGGCTCGATCTCTTGCAGTGGGGAGCTACCGCGGTCGTTGCGGTCTACGTGTGGGCGTCGCGGCGCCACCAGGTCACCGACGCGCGCATCCAGCAGCTCGAGGCGACCATACGGCAGCGGCTCGATGCGCAGGACGCTCGTCTCGTGCGCGTCGAGCGCGACCTCGAGCACGTTCCGACCCACCAGGACTTCCGCCGCTTCGATGACGCTCTCGCCGGGCTCCACAAGGAGATGGGGCGGGTCGCCGGCGAGCTCGGGTCGATGCGCCAGGCCATCAGCCTCATCCAGGACCATCTGCTCAACAGGGACCGCCCATGACGCCCTTTTCGGAGATCCTTGCCCGCCGTCGCCGCCTCGATCTGCTCCGGCTGCTCTCGCAGGCGCCGGGCTACTCGTCGAGCGAGGCGGTGCTGTACCAGGCGCTGTCGGTGGGGCCTACGCCGGCGAGCGCGGCGCAGGTCGGCGCCGACTTGCTGCTGCTCGCCGAGGTCGGGCTGGTCGAGCTCGAGACCCTGGTGGACATGCAGATGGCGCGGATCACGCAGCACGGCCTCGACGTGGCCGCCGGGCGCGCCCAGGCGCCGGGCGTGTCGCGGCCGCGCCCCGGGGAGTAGGCGATGCCTCGCCGGAGCTCCATCGAACAGCTCGAGCCGCGCATCCGCGAGGCGGTGGACCAGGCCGTGCGCGGCGGGGCGACCATCGACGAGATCGTCGCGCGCATCGGCGCGCTCGGCGGTGACGTGAGCCGGAGCGCAGCCGGCCGCTACGTGCGGCGCGCGCGGCTTCAGCTCGAGCGCTATCGCGAGGCCCAGGAGGTCGCTCGGATGTGGGTCGGCCGGCTCGAGGAGGAGCCCCAGGGCGACGTGGGGCGGCTGCTGAGCGAGATGCTGCGCACCGTGGCGTTCCGCACGCTCGCCGACATGGACGACGACGGCGGGGACGCGGCGGACGCGAGCCAGATCATGCTGCTCGCCCGAGCCATCAAGGACCTCGCCAGCGCCGACAAGACGGCGGCCGACAGGGAGCTTCGGATCCGCAAGGAGATTGCGACGAAGGCCGCCGAAGCCGCCGTGAAGACGGCTGCCGACAAGGGGCTCGGGGCTGAGACGATCGCTGCCATCCGCGCCGCTGTGCTGGGGGTGCAGCGTGCGGGATGAAGCGCTCGTCCCGGCCGCCGACGAGGCGCTGCCCACTGCGCTGCTGCCGTATCAGCAGGAGCTGATCGGGCTTCTCGACACCCACGAAGTCGTCGTCTGCGAGAAGTCGCGGCGCATCGGGATGACCTGGGCGTTCGGCTCGGCGGCGGTGCTCCGCGCTGGCGCCGCGCGCGCGGCCGGTGGCATGGACGTGCTCTACGTCGGCACCAAGCGCGAGATGGCCCGCGAGTTCGTCGATGTGTGCGGGATGTGGGCGCGGGCGTTCGCCATCGCCGCCGACGCCGCCGAGGAGGTCCTGTGGTCGGACGGCGAGGACCGCGACATCCAGGCGTTTCGCGTGCAGTTCGGCTCGGGCTTCAAGATCGTGGCGCTGAGCAACCGACCCCGGTCGATGCGAGGCTATCAGGGCTTCGTCGTGCTCGACGAGGCCGCGTTCCACGACGACCTGGCGGAGCTGCTCAAGGCCGCGCTGGCGATGCTCATGTGGGGCGGCCGGGTGCTCGTCATCTCGACGCACAACGGCGCCGACAACCCCTTCGCCGAGCTCGTCGGTGATATCCGCGCCGACAAGCGGCCCTATGGCCTGCTCCGCGTGACGTTCGACGACGCGCTCGAGCAGGGGCTGTACCGGCGCATCTGCCTGGTTCGCGGCACCCCCTGGTCGCCGGCCGCCGAGCTGGCGTGGCGCGACCGGATCGTCGCGCTGTACGCCGACGGCGCCGACGAGGAGCTGTTCTGCGTGCCGCGCCGGTCGGGCGGCGCGTGGCTGAGCCGCGCGCTCATCGAGGACCGCATGACGCTCGACGCGCCCGTGCTGCGGTGGGCGGCGCCGGACGGCTTCGAGCAGCGGTCGGACGCTGAGCGCCAGGCGGTTCTGCTGGACTGGCTCGAAGACGCCGTTGGGCCGTGTCTGCTTGGGCTCGACCGGGCGGAGGCGCACTGCGCGGGCCTGGACTTCGGGCGCTCTGGCGACCTGACGGTGCTCGCGGTCCCCGCCATTGGGGTGGACCTGATCCGGCGCGTTCGGCTCGTCGTCGAGCTGCGCAACACGCCGTTCCGTCAGCAGGAGCAGGCCGTGTTCTTCGTGCTCGACCGGCTCCCGCGGCTGCTCGCGGGCGCGTTCGACGCGCGCGGCAACGGGCAGTTCCTCGCCGAGGTGGCAGCGCAGCGTTACGGCTTCGGCCGCATCGAGCAGGTCATGCTGGCGGAGCGCTGGTACATGGACCACATGCCGCCGCTCAAGGCTGCCCTCGAGGACGCGACGCTGCTGCTGCCCCGTGACGCGCTGCTGCTCGACGATCTGCGCGCCGTGCAGGTCATCGATGGCGTTCCGCGGCTGCCCAAGGGCGCCACCCAGCGCGGCGAACAGCGGCGGCATGGCGATGGGGCCATCGCCATCGCGCTGGGCTACGCGGCCAGCCGCAAAGACGTAGCGCCCATTGAGTTCGAGGCGGCCGGCCGGCGCGTCGCGGCCGGCATCGGCGACGCGTTCCTCGGTGGCCACACCGCGAGCGACGGCTTCGTCGGGTTCGTGTGAGGGAGGCAGCGGTGGCAGAGCGCCCGGACTTCACGGAGATTGCGAGCTCGCGCGACGGGCGAGACATCACGCTCGGCTACGTCAGCCCGCTCGACCTGCAACGCCCCCAGGACTCGGTCTTGCAGCTCCGGGGAGGCGGCGACTACCGGCTGTATCAGGAGCTGTTGCGCGATGACCAGGTGGCCGCTTGCCTGGCGCAGCGCCGGCTCGCCGTGGTCGCCCGCGAGTGGGAGGTGCGTCCGGGCGGCACGCGGCGCATCGACGCCGCCGCGGCAGACTTCCTCCGCGCTCAGCTCGCCGAGGTCGAGTGGGACCGCATCACGTCGGGCATGCTCTACGGCGTGTTCTATGGCTTCGCCGTCGCGGAGGCGCTGTATGCCCGCGAGGGGCGGCACGTCGCACTGAGCGCCATCAAGGTGCGCAATCGGCGGCGCTTTGGTTGGGACGGCCTGGGCCGTCTGCGTCTGCTGACGACGACGGATCCGTACCCGGGCGAGGCTGTGCCGGCGCGGAAGTTCTGGGCGTTTTCGACCGGCGCCGACCACGACGACGAGCCGTATGGGCTCGGGCTTGCGCACTGGCTGTACTGGCCGGTTTTCTTCAAGCGCAACGGGGTCCGGCTCTGGCTCACCTTCCTCGAGAAGTTCGGTGCGCCCACGGCCCGAGGCACCTACCCCGCTTCGGCAGACTCGACGCAGAAGCAAGCCCTGCTGGCCGCCTGCCAGGCGGTGGCGACCGATAGCGCCGTGGTTCTGCCGGAGGGCATGGCCATCGAGCTGCTGGAGGCGGCGCGCTCTGGCACGGCCGACTACGTGGCGCTGTACGACCGCATGGACCGCGCCATCGCCAAGGTGGTGCTGGGCCAGACGCTGACGAGCGAGGCGGTGGGCGGCCAGTACAAGGCCGAGGTGCAGATGGACGTGCGGCAGGATCTGGTCAAGGCCGACGCGGACCTGGTCTGCCAGAGCTTCAACCGCACTGTGGCGCGCTGGCTCACCGAGTGGAACTACCCGGGCGCGGCCGTGCCTCTGGTGTGGCGCAAGCTCGAGGAGCCTGAAGACCTGACGGCGCTTGCCGAGCGCTACCGCAAGGTCTTCGACATCGGCTTCCGGCCGACGCTCGAGCACGTCACCGACGAGTTCGGCGGCGCCTGGGAGCTGGTGAGCGCGGCGCCACCGGCCACGCCGACGCCGGAGTTTGCGGAGCCCGAGCCGCCGCCCTATGTGCCGCTGGTCGAACGCCTCGAGGCGCAGGCCGGCGCGAGCTGGGACACCGTCATCGCGCGCATCCGCGAGGAGGTCGACGCCGCCGCGGATCTGGCCGACCTGCTCGAGCGCATCGAGCGCGTCCTGCCGGAGCTGGGCACGCTCGACGCGCTGGCACAGGCCATGGCGGAGGCGTTCACCGCGGCGGAGCTCGCAGGCCGCTACGACATCCTGGAGCAGGCCGGTGGCTGAGTACGGATCGCTCCCGATGGCCGAGCAGATCGCGTTTCTCCGCGACAAGGTCAACCTGCCATCGCGGACGTGGACGGAGCTGTGGGAGGGCCAGCACGCGCGGGCCTTCGTGGTGGCCGGCGCGATGCGCGACGAGCTCGTCGGCGACCTGCGGGCGGCGGTGGCCAAGGCCATCGAGAGCGGCACGACGCTGGCGGAGTTCCGCCGTGACTTCGACGGCATCGTCGGCAAGCACGGCTGGGCCTACAAGGGCGAGCGCGGCTGGCGGACGCGAGTGATCTACGAGACGAACCTGCGGACCTCGTACCACGCCGGCCGCTACCGGCAGATGAAGGCCGCCTCCGGGCGCCGCCCGTACTGGCGCTACCGCCACAGCGAGGCCGTCGCGAACCCGAGAAAGCAGCACCTGGCGTGGGACGGGCTCGTGCTTCGGCACGACGATCCGTTCTGGGACACGCACTTTCCACCGAACGGCTGGGGCTGTCAGTGCTCGGTCGACACGCTGGCCGACCGGGATCTCCGGCGGCTCGGCAAGACCGCTCCCGACGAGGCCCCGGAAGTTCGCACGCGCGAGGTGCGCGTCGGCACCGACCCGGAGCGGCTGGTGAGCGTGCCCGAGGGGATTGACCCCGGCTGGGGCTACAACGTGGGCGTGGCGGCCTGGGGTCGGCCGCTCGCCGAGCGCGCGGTGGCGCAGGCCGGACAGCGCACCCGCCAGCCGCTGACCCAGGGCGACTGGCGGAGCGAGGGGCGGCCGGACCGGGTGCCGGCCGAGTCGACCGAGGCGCGGCTGCGCGCTCCGGCGAAGGGGCGGGCCGAGTTCGAGACTGCTCTGACCGATGTTCTCGGCGGCCCGGAGCGCGTGTTCACGCTCGAGCGCGAGGGGTTCCGCTACCCGGTGCTGGCCAACGCCAGCGTGCTCGCGCAGCACTTGCCGCTCGATCGCTCGCGTTTCGTCGAGCTGTTTGGCCAGGCGCTCGAAAATCCCTTCGAGGTGTGGATGGCATTCGAGCGCCTGGATAGCGGAAAGACCGTGCTCCGGCTGCGCTTCATCCGCGCGCTCGACGTGGGGGAGAAGGGACGGCCGACGCTGGTGGTTGTCGATGCGCAGCAGGGGCAGCTCGTGGCGTGGACGGCGACCGTGAAGGACGAGCGGGAACTCGGCAAGCAGCGGCGTGGCAAGCTGCTCATGGGCAGGTGAACTGCATCCCGCTGCCGCACCAGCGACGCAGCCCTCCCCGCCAGCATCGGGGTGCGGCCCGCTGGCGGTTCGAGTCGGCAGCCAGGATGGCACCGCCAGGCCACGGAGGCAAGCGAGATGGCAGGCGTCCGCATCGAACTCGGCGTTGACCTGGCCGGCGCCACCGAGCGGCTGCGCGGCCTGCTCGACGCGGGCCAGGACCTCACGCCGCTGTGGCAGGATCTCGGCGAGCACCTGCTCAACGTCCACCGCGACCGCTTCTCGGAGCAGACCGCGCCGGACGGCGAGGCGTGGGCGCCGCTGAGCGCGCGCTACCAGCAGCGCAAGCCGCGCAACCCCGACAAGATCCTCACGCTGGATGGCCACCTGCGGGGGCTTCTGCGCTACCAGGTCCACCCTGATGGCGTCGAGCTCGGCACCGACCGGGTGTATGGCGCGGCCCACCAGTTCGGCATCCCAAAGGGCTACGTGGCCTCGATGCCCAACCTGGAGATTCCCGCCCGGCCGTTCCTCGGGCTGGGCGCGGGCGACGAGCGCGACGTGGCCGAGATCATCGAGGACTACTTCGCCGAAGTGCTCGGCGGCCCCTGACGGATGTCGCACTGTCTGTTCTGAGACGCGGGTCCGACGATGCGACCGTGGCAGCGAACCCCGCCAAGACGAACCCTCGACCCTTGCTCATCTTCCGAGCCGGGGAGCACACCGACCGCAGCGGTCGCGCGATAGCGTTCTCCGAGGCCGACATCGCCGGGATGGCCCAGGTCTATGACCCGGCGCATCACGAGGCCCCGCTGGTCGTCGGCCACCCGAGCACCGACGCGCCCGCCTACGGGTGGGTGCGTGCGCTCGCGGCCGACGGCGCCCAGCTCCTCGCCGAGCCCAACCAGGTCGACCCGGCCTTCGCCGAGCTCGTCGCCGAGGGTCGCTGGAAGAAGATCTCCGCGGCCTTCTACCCGCCGGGTCACCCGGCCAACCCGAGTCAGAGCGCCTATTACCTGCGGCACGTGGGCTTCCTCGGAGCCCAGCCGCCGGCGCTCAAGGGGCTCGGTTCGGCCAGCTTCGGCGAGGACTGCGCCGAGTTCGTCGTGGTCGAGTTCGCAGCACCGGATCCCCCCCCAGCGTCTGGGACCGAGGGCGGCGACGAGCCGCCCTCG